TACAACGCATCACGCTGTCCTTCTGTTAACGCAACTGGTCTAAATTCGCTAGTTCTTGAATCTAAGTATCCTGCTGCAGTAGCATTAGTAACACCACCTCTTCTAATACCAGCCGGAGCAAACCATGGATAACTAACTTGGTCGCTTAGGGCGATTGTACGTAGCATCATGTGACTTGCTGGAACCATAACAGTGTTACCGCTATTGTCAGAAGTTAAACCGCTTGGATAAAACACTGACGAGTAAGCATCAGCACTAACAAGGCCTTGATCACCGTTGTCAGTGGCAGCGTTTAAATTCTGTCCCCAGCTTGTTAACGAATTTGTATCTGGCAACAATCTAAATGGAGTGTCACCAACAACAAATGCTGTTGTTCCGCGATCAACGTTTAGTTCAATCATATTTTGAATTAGCTCAGGATATCCTGGGCAAGAAATAATGTTGAAGTTGCGGATTTCGTCTTCTCTAATTTCTGTATTAGAATTAATTAGTGCTTTTAACGCAGTAACGATCACTTGACGTTGTGATTTTCTACCAAATGTATCAGCAGAATCAGAAACCCAACGTGCTGATTCGTAGTCTATCATAGACTCGCCACCATATTGATCGTTGTCAGCAGATGTATCAACATAGTTTCTTACATATTTCTTAACATTGAATCCGCTTCTACGAGTGTTAAACAACAAAATACCTCTTGGATATAGTGTTGGATCTGGTGCGTCAAAGTCAACAAAGTCGCTGGCAAGTAGTTCGACAATCGAAGCAGCTTCTTTGCTTTCACCGTTGAGATCCCAACGAACATCAGCAAATACAATACCGTCTTCTGAGTTTTGATCGCCTTTGTCAAGCAGTACCCAGTTGTTGGCGATTTGATCTGTTAGCCCTGATTGATATCTGTAAATCACAGGATAGTTTTCTAAATCGCTAGTGTCAATCCATAGGTCGCCTGTTACAAGAGCAGTTCCATCACGCTGTAATAGCGGACGAGTTGGTGTAACTATCGGACCAGCGGAATCTGTACCGTTGGCAAAGTATGGTGATGCTCCAGTAGCATTACCAGACGAACCATTGTACTTGTAACCAACCCAAGCATCGCCATTGTGTACCATAATGTCAACTTCGTCAACTAGACTAGAATACCAACGTTGACCGTCAGCTGGGTCGTTTAATGGAGCGTCTTTGGCTGCTACATAACCAGTTGCTGTGCCACTCAATGGGATATAATTGCTGACTACATAATCGTAATCGCTGTCTACACTTGGAGAGCCATAGAAGTTCGGAGTTCCAGTTGCGTCGTTGACATTGTATTCAACAAATCCAGCGTCACCAAATAAACCGTTAGTGTCAACAATTCTAATTTCGCCACCTAGTTTGTGGTTGATGGTGATTTTTCCATCAATTACAGTTGCTTCTACGTTAACAAGTCCAGAGTTATTAATAGCTTGACGTAGTGTATTAGCATCAGCTGCTGTTCCTGCTGATGTAAACGACACTGTCACTGAACTTGATAAAGCAGCACTGTTAATTAAACTTTCTCTTAGGCTAATCGAATAGCTACCGCTAAATGTTCCAGTACCAATTGTATCTGATGTTACAGATGATTGGCCTTTGGTTCTTCTAGCAAATGTTTTGAAGCTGGCTGTTTGCGGTGTATTATCGTAACCAGTATCTTCACTGTAGTTGTATTGAACATATAGGGTATCTTTTTCTATGCCAAGTCCGCCAGCTGATCTGTTAACACCGTAGATTGCTGATTGTGCGTTAGCATACAATGGAGCAGCGACTTCTAACCACGATTTAGCAGCACCGTTCCAACGCTTGACTCTCCAACGAGCACCAAGATTAGGATCAGTACTCTTAACCCAGATAGATCCAGATGGTCTTGGGCCAGAAGCTGCTGTTTTCCACTGTGGTACTTGTGTATGAGGAGCAATGTTAAGTTCTGGACCATAATATGTTCCAGCTGCGATACCAAACAATGCCTGAACAGTTGCGGATCCGTTTTCTAAAACAATAGCATTACTACCAGATGAATCGCCAACCATATCGTCGGTTGTGTCAGTGATAAACAAAGTCACAAATCCGTTTACTGATGCTGCTCTAACACCTTGAATCAACGCATTGTTGATCAATGTAACCATATTAGTTACAGTTGTGTAAGCAGGTACGTTAATCTGGACACCGTTGATTAAGAATGTTGTTGATGTTGTTTGAGCTGAATGCCCATCATTTTCTGCGGTAAACGCTGGCCAAAACTTACGCCACTCTTTAGTGCCGATCAACTGCCAAGAAATCGGCTCACCAACTGTTGTGTAATCTCTGCCTTTGTAATACATTCTAATCACATCAGAAGCAGCAACTACAGCATAGTCACCAACGCGGCCAACACCACTTGCTGGTTCTGTTCCGTCTAGGCTTTCTGTATCGTCTGCTGTGATAACAACCGGCACTTTATTTGTAAATTTTTGTCCTGCTAAACTGGCAGGAGCTGAATCCCACTCAAAAATACCCCAGTTAGTACTTTGAGTATCTAACCACCATTGGCCGTCTGTGGCCTCAGAACCAGGAACTTCTGATCTAGCAGTTAGGTCGTCTAGGTTAACACCTGCTCTAACAATGTAAGCAGTGTTAGCTGAACCTAAGAAACTATATGCGGCTTGTAGGCCGTATTCGTTCTGCTCGTCACCGTGTCTAGGTGCTCCAGAAATTGTTCGCTTAAATGATGGTACACCAAAGAAGTCAATAAGCTCTCTTTGGCTGGAAACTTTGTAAACTTTGCCTGCGTTGGAAGCTAATGTACCTTGTGCTGTACCTGTTCCGCTGGCATTTGATTTGTTGTCTGCTGTAGCAATTACGATGAGGGGAGTTGTGCTGCTTTCAGCTGGTGTATAAAAACTCTCGTCAATTACCGTAACTTCTACGCCTGGTGATGTTAGTGCCATTCCGTTATCTCCTGATGGGTTGAACCTTGTATAATATTTATTCGCAGGATCAAAAAACACAGCGTTTAAACCATCAGAAAAGGGAAGAAAAAGGTCCAATTCTTTTAAATATTAATATGAGACCACTGTGTAAGTGCGGACAAAGACCCCGTGCTGTTAACTATAAAAAGAATGATAGAACATACTATCGCAAACTATGTGAAATATGCCTAGCCCACGGTTTAGGTCATAGAATACCCCGCTGGGTTAGAGCAGGGTATAAAATGAAATCGCAATGCGAAAAATGCGGACATAAAAGCCCGCATCGAGAAGTGTTTAGAGTGTTTCACATAGACGGCAACTTAGATAATTGCCGCCCTGCTAATTTAAAAACTATCTGCTGTAACTGTGCTAATGTGTTGGCTAAGGAAGGAATTACTTGGCGGCAAGGCGATCTTGTTGCCGACTACTAGTGATTTGGCATTCTTATATAGGTCATCAATGCTACCGTTGTTGTCAAGTATTAGATCAAAATCAGTACCTACCCAAGCAGTTTCGGACGCATGAATCTTTAAGCGTTTTAGTTCATTGGCTGCTACATTACTACCGCTGTTAGCATCAATAGCTGTATCATACCAGTTAGGAAGATCACCACGCTGTACCCATACAATTTGGCCACCTGCGTCTTTGATTGATTTAATTTCGTTAGGAAATCGGCAGTCAGAAATTACTACATTATCTTTACTATTGCGAAGTTTGTTTTCTAAAGAAGCAATCCAGATATCATCATGGAAGCCTTTGCGGCATACTTCTGTACCCCAGTATTGTAAAACCCATCTTGGAGTAAGTGTGGGCATAGCTAATCGGTCTGCCCACCACGGATCAACTTGTTCTCGCCACTCGCGGGCTTCTTTGGTCCGGCCTTCAAGCATAGTACGGTCCCAACCAAATACACTGGCCACGGCATCTTTAAGGGTGCTGGCAAAAGATTCTCTTCTAAATTCGTGAAAGTTAACTAGATAGTCAGCGATAGTATCTTTACCGCTGCCAATAAATCCGCAAATACCTACAATCATAATATCCTCCAATTAAGAATATTATACATGAGTTGTAGTTTTAGATCAATATATTTTTAACCAATTACAAAAGTATAACCTGCGTTAGCATGGCCAGGTACGTAATTAACTAATTCAGCTGTTAAGCGATCAATATCCGCTTGAGCTTCTTGCTTGAGTGTGGCACCGTTCAACTGTGTGCCGCCCTGTGGACCTGCTATTTGGCCGAACTTTTCACGGGCCTGTCCTAGCATCATCTTACAATTGGCCAAGGTGTAGTCTTTGATCCAAATGCCTGCGTAAGTATCTACGAGCATAGCAACATCTGGTCTAGTATTATAGCACCATAACATAACTTCTTCGTCAGTTCTGGGTCTTTGGTGTATTGTGAGTTTATGACTCTGAGCATGCCAGGTAAATTGAATAAAACTACCAAACATTTTACCCACACGCTCTTGATAACCAGCAAATAATTCGTAGGTTAACAATCCACCCATGTTGGTTGATGATAACAAATAGGTGTTTGTATAGGCCAAATTAAACGGTTCAAACACAGTGCCACCGTTTCCTCCGCCGCTGCGTGAACCTATAGATCTTCTATAAATTTCACGTACTGCTTGTATGTTGTCCGGTAAAATATATTCGTTTTGATCTTCTGACAATGTCAAAAAAGCAAACGATTCTTCTACTGAATTATCAGCACGTTGACGAAACACTGCTAAACTACGCTGTAACGCAGTTTCATAGTGTTGCGGGTCTAATTCAACATCAATCATGCCGTCGCCTAGCATCAAACGGCAGTAATCAAAGACTTTTTGTTTTTCTTGGTCAAGTTGGCTCATGCTAGTATTTATCGTAGCGGTAAATATATGACTATGCCAAGATTAAGCCTTTATAAACCAGAACGCGGCAATGACTTTAAATTCATTGATAGAAACATCTGGGAAATGTTCCAAGTGGGCGGCACTGACGTTCTAGTCCACAAATACGTTGGGCCGGGTGATTCTTCACCTGGTACAAGCACACCCACAACTCCTGTTTACACGGGCGGAATTCCAGAGTTACACATCCAAGATCTGCTATTTTTAGAAAATAGAGATAGAAAATATGATCCAGATGTGTTTGTTCTTAGAGGCGTATACAACATACAAGATTTAGATTTTAATCTATCGCAGTTTGGATTATTTTTACAAAACGATACAATTTTTATCACATTCCATATTAACGATACCGTGGAAAAAATAGGAAGAAAACTAATTGGCGGCGATGTTATTGAACTGCCGCATCTTAAAGACTATCATGCTCTTAATGATCTTAAATTTGCTCTACGTAGATTTTATGTAATTGAAGAAGTAACTCGTGCTGCCGAAGGATTTTCATCAACATGGTATCCACATCTATATAGAGCTAAATGTACACCGCTAGTCGATAGTCAAGAATTTAAACAAATATTAGATGGCTTAGCAGATGACACTGGGGAAGATTCTAATACTACACTCCGCGATCTCATGAGTACTTACAATACTGAGATGAGGATTACTGAAGCAGTATTGGATCAAGCAGAAGCAGATGCTCCTAGAAGCGGGTACGACACATCAATGTATTATACAGTGCCTGTTGACGAAAACGGCAATGTAAAATTAGTCACTACTGACCTCGACACAATTGAAGCTAGCAATGACGGGTCTGGTGTGGATGCCAGTGTTATTATTGCTACTCCGGTTAAAGATGGATATCAGAATTATCACGAAGATGCTGTTACACCAAACGGTGCTCCGTTTACCAGCGGTATTACTTTTCCTACAAATCCAGTCGAAGGTCAATTTTGTCTACGTACAGATTATTTTCCGAAGAGACTGTTTAGATTCAACAGCAATCGTTGGATCAAGTACGAAGACAATGTACGCATGACAATGAGCAACCTAGGAACTTCTGATACTGATTCAGGTGAAAGATTTGAAGGTAGAGATATCAAACAGAATCAGAAAGGAACATTTATTAACAACACCAACGAACGAATGATCGACGGTAAACTAGTTAAAGAAAAACAGAGCTTGAGCAAAGCACTAAAACCAAAGGCAGATGAATAATGGATTTTTTCTATGATGGTCAAATAAGACGATACGTTACACAGTTCATGAGAATCTTTATTGGTTTTAAGTTTCAATCCAATGACGGTGCGTTGAAACAAGTGCCGGTGATGTACGGCGACCTAACCAAACAAGTTGCTCAGATTATCAAGGAAAACTCTGAGAATAAAATGGCCAGTGTGCCTAAAATTTCTTGCTATATTACAGGCCTAGAGCTTGATCGATCTCGATTAGCTGATGCTAGTTTTGTCAGCAAGGTTAGTGTGCGTGGCAGGTCATACGAATCATTTGACGATGAAACCGGTGAGCCAATTTACGATAATACTCAAGGTGGCGGATATACCGTTGAAAGATTGATGCCAACGCCATTTAAATTAAGTATGCGAGCAGATATTTGGACTTCTAACACTGATCAAAAATTACAGTTACTTGAACAAATTTTAGTTTTATTCAACCCAAGTTTAGAAGTACAGACCACAGACAACTACATCGACTGGACCAGTTTAAGTGTTGTTGAACTAACAGCATCTAACTTTAGCTCTAGATCAATTCCTCAAGGCACTGAAACAGACATTGACATCTGTACATTAGATTTTGAATTGCCAATATATATTAGCCCGCCAGTGAAAGTTAAGAAACTTGGTGTGGTACAAAAAATTATCATGAACATGTTTGACGATGATGGTCAATTGAAACCATTATCTGAACTGGCATTTAACAGTCCTATTGATAATACAGATGTTAAAACAACCTCAGTGGTTACAACGCCAGGAAACTTTGGAGTATTAATGCTGTCATCTAAAACAGTTACTGATGTAGAAACTGGATCGTATTATGTCAGTGCCTTAGATCCTAACGAAGCTATTGTAGAAAGCGGATTAGATATTCCTAAGAAAACAGGTGCTGTGATTGATTGGAACAAAATAATTCCACAGTATGGCAAGTATCGTCCGGGAATTAGTCGTATTAGATTTTTACAACCAAGCGGTTACGAGTTAATAGGAACTTTCTCAGTTAACGAAGTTGATTCACAATTTCTTGTGGTAGATTTTGATACTGATTCCGAACCACAAACTGATTTAATCATTAATGCTATCATTAATCCACAGACATTTAATCCCCTAGCTACACGAGTAGCTGGTATAAAATATCTAATCTTAGATGATATTGGTTCAACAAACAACACCGACGGTGCGGATGCTTGGAAGAATTCCAACGGATCAGACTTTGTTGCCGCAGCTAATTCTATTATTGAATGGAGCGGAACACAGTGGACAGTGATCTTTGATCCAGCGGCCCAAACTGTAAGTCCATACTATATTAAAAATCTTAAAACAGGTGTTCAATATAAGTGGGAAACTGATCAATGGCTCAAATCTTTTGAAGGCGAATACACTGCCGGATATTGGAGCTTTGATCTAGAAGGATGATACATACTAGCATGCAGAAACATGCCGGTATTCTTTTTATTTCCAAAAAATCTTCTAGGGTCTTATTGATCTTAGAAAACCTCAAATGGACTGTGCCTAGCTTTGCTAGAGACCACTCAGTTGTTGAAGATGCCCAGGCTATAATCCACGAATACTGCGGTAAGGATGCTAGACTGGTGCCGGTTGAACTATACGTTAGTCAAGACAGCGGGTTTGAATTTTCAACTTATATCTGTTTAGTAGACTCGGAATTTGTACCATCTAATGATCAAACATTTTGTTGGACTACACTTAATACCCTGCCTAAAGGTCTTCATACTGGATTAAAAACTACATTAACGAATAAAATTATTAAAACTAAAATAGATACAATTTTATTAATGGAGAATTCACAATGAAACTATCTATTACCAAAAGTAAAAATTTCATCAACGATTGCCGTAGATACGAAGAAATAATAAAAGAGACAAAAAATACCGAGATAGAAAATATGTATAAACAATTTCTTTCTCAGGCAAATATGTTGGATACCAGCGTTGAATTTATTTCTTCTAATTTTTCTACACAGATCGAAGCAAGAAATAGACTAAAATCTCTAAGAGTTTCTTTAGAAAAAAAGATTATTGATCTAAAAGAAAAGACTCAATAGTCTTAAATTTATAATCCCCAACAAGTGTTGACAACGTATCTGTGTTGGCACAGGTGTATTTTTGATATTGTGCCAACAGATTTTGTGGGAAATCAATTTCTACAATTTGACTAGAATATTTTTTTGCTACAGCTTCTGCTATTGACAAGAAAGATCTAGCAGTACCTGTGCCTAGATTTACAATTCCCTTAAATTCTTTTTCTAAAATTGATAATTTAATATTCACAATATCGTCAACACAGATGAAATCTCTAAGAAAATTTTCACTGCCTTTAAACACTTTAATTTCGCCAGTGGTTTTTGCCTG